GACCTCCAGGGCCTGTTGCATCAGGATCACCTGAAAGGTCAACACCACCAGTGATCTGCTTTGCAACAACATTACCACCATAAAGTGATCCTGCAGGTCCACCTGTCTCTTCTGCAGCATGCGTGAAGTCAAGGAAGAAAATGAGACCGGATGGCAAGCTCATTGGCTGAACCGATACGAGATCATTTGCTATAAGTCCACCGAATACACGACGGACGATTGGGAATGCAACTGCAGCGAAGCCTTCGACATCACCTGCAGCCATAGAAGAAGCTTCTCGAAGAAGTTCCTTCGCTTGGTTTTCAAGAAGTACTGCCATTCCCTGCTTCTGATTGCCTTCATTGAGGCCCTCAAGCAAGCCAGTAGCTTCCCACTTGTTAAGAAGAGCTGCACCTTCCGCTTGCATATCGCGGTTCTGTACGCCTTCTGTTAATTTTTGTAAAATAGACATTATAAATTCACCTCCTTTTCTATAAATTTAACTTAGAATTATTTTGTCTTTATTCCTGCCAATGTTTGCATTCTATTGAATAAAGGATTGGCGTCCTGTTTTGTTTGCTCTTTCCGAGCCGCGACAAGTAGTGAAGACTTTCTTGATACCATTTCACTTAATGTTGCTTCCCTCTTCACGTCTGAAGTGGTAGTAACAGTTTCGTTCAAAGTCTCAAACATAATCTTTGCTTCTTGTACTGTTCCGGCTTTCGAAATGGCTTCGACAATTTTTCTTTTTTGTCGCTCATTCAAGGAGGCATTTTCTAGAGCCTGGTTTATATACAGCAATTTTGCGTTGGAAACATTCATGGTTTCTAACTTTTCTTGCAATTTATTGAACGCTGCATTAAATTTTTTGTTTTGCTCCTGCAGCTTCATAGCCGCAGAAGATAATGTCTTGTTTTCTTTATGAAGAGTGGCCACATACTTGCGAAGCTTATCATTATCTTCTTTCACTTCGCTGTCTTGCTCTCTGGCAAGCAACATAGCTTCATATTCTTGCATAATAGATTCTGGAGTTCCGGCCCAGCCAGACTTTTGTGGCGCGCCTTCAACTCTTACTCTTTCCATAAGTTCATCAAGGTCAATCTCTTCTTCTAATTCTTCTTCTTCATCAATTACATCGCCATGGTCGTGGTCACCTTCTGAAAGTGGTAAATTGCAAACATTGCACAATCCGTCACCTTCTTCCAGTGTATCTGTTAGGGCGATATTTATCATCTCTTCGAGTGCTTCTGGTGTAATATCTATATCTACGTCTGAGTCTGCACCAACGTCAAGGTCTGGTGTTGTGTCGAAATCAGCAGTTGCTTCAAAATCATCATCTGTAATGTCAATGCCTATCTCGTCATCTTCTAATTCATCATCTCCAGCGAACGGACCATCTTCCTCATCGTCTAATTCTGCATCAAGTGAGTCAAGCTTGATTTGAATAATTTCATCGTCATCTGTATTAAAAGCGTCGGGGATTTCGGTAGCGATGGGATCTATTGCGGTACCTTCTTCTTCACCCGGGGCTTGTTCAGCTGCTGGATCTCCAAAGGGATCTTCAGCTCCGAGTTCATCCCCTGGTGCTTCTTCTAATATTTCTGTCATTGCTTTCTTTACTTCTTCAGAATATTTCTCTATAACGAGCTGTTCTGCGTTCTTGAGAGCGGCTTCCTTCAATGCTTTTGCATCGATGATGGCTCTTTCGAGTAGATTTGACATGTTTTTGACTCCTAACAATTTATACGTATAAAATGGACAAACGAGTTTGCCTCTAAGTAAATAGTATTAGGCGCCTCTAAAGGGAAGGAAAAATTTTTGAGGCCTTAGAAGGTAGAAATAGCTGCCGACAATTTAACATCTGCGTCGTTCGCTGCAGATGAAACAAAATAGACCTTATCTATACCTGCTATTGGCAGGATATGGGTTCTTGCTGTACTTGTTGCTGTAAATATAGCATCAACGTAAGCTAACTCTGCAGTTGTGTGTGCTGCGTTCTGTACACCAACGGGTAATTGAATCACTCCCCACTCTCCAAATGCATAATTATATCCATATACTGTAATGGTCACACTGCCATTTGTACTATCAGTGAGCCACAGATGCAGGTATCTTGCATTCTCAGTTCGAACTCCATCGACAGTTTGTTGAACTAGGGTGCCTCTTGCTGAAACTGTTAAACTAGCCAAGACATGATCCCTTATACTTGATGGAACACCTACTGTTGTTTCGTTTGACCCATTATTAGTACTAATGATGTTCAGTGGTATCCCATCGAAATCCTTATGAAAACCCCTAGTGATCACAACACCGGTAGCGGAATCAAATACATTACTACCTAAACTATCAGCAGTTGTAAAAGTTATTTGCCTAGATCCTGCATTGAGTGACACTCCACTAATCGTTTCTCTTTTATCGCCATCTGGTGCCGCGTTGTCGATTATCGTAGTATCTGAAGTGTTTGCTGATGTGATTCTAGTTCCGTCTTCTCCTAAAATATTCTTTGGCCTGCGGACCCTACCCCACGCCTGGTGTCTATGAAATTGTGACATTTTATATTCTCCTAATCAAATTTGTTAAATTTATCTTTCATTTTTTGGGTTGATTTTTGGGACAACCGCTTTTTATTTTCCCGTTTTTCTTTTCTCTTTAGAGACTTCTTCTTAAAATATCTTCTATTCCTTGCCTCTTCGAAAATGCCAACTTTCTTGCATTTTCTCGTAAACTTCTTAATCATCCTCTCTACTTGATTCTGATCGTGTATCACGATTTCAACGTGACATGGTTTTCCTCTACTCATCGTATCTCCTTTACTTTAGAGCGTTCCATTTCTGTCCTGCTAAACCAAACAAACCGCTGATATCTACACCAGCATCATTAGGGTCCTTACCAGACATGGGTCCGTGAGCACTAGTCCTGCCTGGGGTGCCTCCCTCTCTTAAGGGCTCTGTGCCCTCGAATACATTTGCCATCTTCTGGTTGCCCATTGCATCGAGCATCTTTCTTTTTGTTTCTAGAAGCTTCCTTCTTCTAGATTCCGCTTCTTCTTCTCTAGCCTCCTGTAGAGTCGCAGTGTCTTGTTGCGGCTGTTTTGCCTCTACCACAATGCCTTGTGCTTTTGTAATGCCAACTGCAACTTCTGCTACCAAGCTAGAAAGTACACCCTCCTCAAAAAGGATCTCTTTCACACATTCTTTTACAATTTTTTTCAAGTCTGATCTTTTCATTTTGTCTCATATTTTTGCAGCATTTCATCAATGATTCTAGCTGCTTTATTCTTAACTGTATTTTCCTTTGTCATTTCTTTTGCTTCTCTCAACATGAATGCTCCTGGTGTAGAAGGGTCTGAAACCATATCAAAGCATATAAGCTGAAAGTCGTCTTCCACCATGGTGGTTCCATTCTGTTCTCTCACTGAACCCGTGCCTCTAGAGGATATCCCAGTCTTAACACCTTCTTTTATAAGTCCTGCAAGTATTTTTCCACAAGGAAGTTCTTGCAAAACTTTTATTTTTGCCATCACAGCATCCCCTTCTGTCCAAATATCTGTAACCATGTGAGAAACTCTATCCAAAGATATGACAGAACTATCCGGATGATCTAATTCTCCAAGTGCTCTCCGCTCTTTGACAAGTTGCTTATACTTTTCTACCTCTCTAAACAAAGTTTTCTTCTCATATATTCGTCCGTTTGCATTTTTAGTATTGCACTTTTGGACTACTCCAGTAAGATACATTGCTCCTTCTGCAACTTCTCTCTTTTCAGCTTCTGTTAGAAGGTCTTGGCATATACCACCATCACATAATTCATAGTATTCTCTTATAAGTTTCATATTACTCCTCACCGCGGGGACCACCCGCATCATCTATGATCCTTTGCAGCAATTTGCTACTGGACGAATCATCCATCGAATCTTAGCTAATGGTCTCATTTTCTTCTCCTCTTTACGTGGACTAATTTTTCCACCTTCAGACCCTCGTCTCCAAAAACCATGCTACCAACGTAAGCCGAAGCTGAGGCTGCAAAGCCTAGTAATAGTCCCGTGACAAGGGAATCATCAAAAGTAAATAGTTCTGTTTGGTGTCTTACGAACCATAAAAATATACCAACCCAAAAGCCTAGGCACATTGGGCAATTAAGCAATTGCCCTAACTTTCCTCTCCTTGGGCGGATTGGGTCGAATATTTTTCCGTATACTAGGATTTGTGTTAGGCCGTATGAAATAAGGCAAAACCAGATAAACGTCACGAATCCTCACTTTCTTTCCCTTCTCTAACAAGGGAGTAGTTGTACTGAAAACCGTACGGTCTAACTCGTGCGGACATCGAGCCTTTTTCTGCAGCTTGTGGCACATCACCAAGCTCAGTTGAATCATCTGGGGCTGGTCGTAGCATCGCGTCGAGTCGTGCGTCATCATAATCTTTTGATTGTCTGAAGAACTTCTTCTCTCCTGTGATGTATTCCTCTATCGAAAAAAGCAAAGCTTGAGTTTGGTCTATTCCTTCTACTTTTGACTCTAACATCTTTGCTTCAAGGGAGCCAAATACATTTCCTCCGACAACACTACCGCGGTCTATTAGTCCCTTTTTGGCTAAAAAAGACATCATTCGATCTTGGGCTACATAACTCTTATCACTAAACTCGCTCTTAGGAAACGTCACGCACTTCTTCTTTTCTAGCATCAACACTATATCCATGTCCTCATGATCAAGTATCATAATGTCACCACTAAGGGTTCTCCTTGCTTTGAGTTCTATCCTAGGGTCAAGTTTTATGTTTACGTTAACTGTCATCTTCTATTTCTTCCAGAAGCTCCTGTGTCTGAAGAACAATCTCTAGTGTTTCCGTATCTACAGGCTTGTTCTTTGTATTATCTAAAATTTCATATATTTTTGCAACTTTTGTAGACATCTCTGTATCATCTTCTTTCTCTACCTTTTTTAGCTTTGTCTTAAGTCTTCCTATTTCTTCATTCAAATAGGTCTTGAACTCTACTCCGTTGTCCGAAAAAGATGAAATGTAATGACCCATTAGTTCTTTCTGATTTTCATTTAGCACTTCTGAGTATTCTTCATTAAACTTTTTTACAAATGTTGAGTATACAATCGAGTCTATCGGTTGCTGCGTTTCTCGCTCTGTTACAACCGAGGAAGACATTTGATCTACTATGTTTTCCTCTAATAATATTCTATCCTTTATAGGTAGTGCATCTTGGAAAATGGAATACACAGACGCTATTGTTTTATAGTTTGGTACAAAATTATTGTAAACCTTTGTAGATAAAGTTTTGTTTATTTTATTGATAAGAGCTGATTGTTCTATAAACAATTCTCTTTTGTTTAAACTGTTGTGTTTTTCTTTCACTTCCACAACTATTTTCTCTGCTGTAGATTTTTCCATATCTCTAGTTTCATAAATCGTTTTGTAAAGTTCAAGTTCCTGGTTTAACTTTGATCCTCTACCAAAGTGATCTTTTATAATGGAAACAATCTTGTTTTGTTTATTTTTGTTGTTTTTGACAACTGATTCTGTGAGTTCTCTTACAAGAGCCTCGTAAACAAACGCAGTATTTCTTTTCTTATTGTGTTTCAGTCTCATCCTTTTTGTCCCTCTTCTTCAAGCTTTCAAAAAGTTGCTTTAGTTCTTTTTGATTGTTGAGGATTTTTAGCTCCTCTAATTTATAATTAGTATTCTCTTCCTCATAAACACTGGTGCCGCGGGCTAAACTTGAAAGTTCTCCCATGCCAGGAAACATTTTTCTTGTTGTTCCAGTTTCTGGGCTTGCACTGCGGGTCATATTTTTCTTTCTAGGACCGGAGGTCTTTCTTCTATCGCCACCCGCTTTTGTACCTCGGGGCTCATACCATCCATGCGATTTAGCAGTGGTTGTTCTACCTTTTTTATCTTCTCTTTTGCCGGGTGGTGCTGCCAGTAAGTCTCCCTCTTCACCGCCTCCGCCGGGAGAGTCTCCTCCCAGGTCCGGGCCGCCACCTGCTAACTCAGGCTCATCTCCAACGGCGCCTAAACCGCCTGGTTCTCCCGTGTCTCCTCCTAGTCCACCTAGGTCAGCGCCGCCTTCGGCACCCCCGGCGTCTCCAAGGCCACCGGTGTCGGCACCTGCATCGATGCCCGCTGTGGCTTCTGCCTGCTCGGCTTCACCAGCGGTTTCGAGTGATGCTTCAAATTTTCTGTCATAGAACATTTGCCTTCTGTTTCTGACAAATTCTTCGTCTGACATTCCAAATAAAGTTTTTGCTAGCCATTGCTTTGAAAAGAAACCCTCTGTAGCTGTTGATACAATATCAAACTTAGTCCTCCAGTGTTCTAGTTCTTGCATTTCGGCAATCTTTGAAGGGTTGTTAAGAGAACAAGTAAATGAAACCAGATCTTCATCTCTATATCCTAAAGTGTAGAGATGAATAATACCTATCTTTTCTAGTTCAGTTATAATAGCTCGCTGCAATCTCTGTACTGTTCTTGCGAACCTAATATCTTTTTGAGCCAATGTTGTTTTGTCCTCCGAAGTGTTTTCACCATCGGACGAAATATAAGCTGATGGAATCTTGAGCGCAGAAAATAACTTATCCCTAAGATACTTTACGTCCTCAATGTCTCCCGTATATTTACCGCCTGCAATGGATTCTATCTTCGTTGAGCTATTTCCACGAACGGGGATGAAGTAATCTTCTTCTACTGATAGTGGATTATATCTTAAGTCAACTCTGCCTGTGTTAGGGTCAACCACCTGATTTCTCTTCATGGTAGTCATGACCTTTTGCATATACTGTTCTATATCTTGCGGCGGTATATTACCAACGTCAATGTAAAATGCTCTTCTTTCTGGTGATCTTACAATTCGGTAGGCCATCATCGCATCTTCAATCAGGGTAAGCTGGCGCCAGATACGCCGGGCTGGCTCTAGAACAGATGTCCCATAAGGATTATACTTGTCCTGGCCTAGAATCCTAAAGTGACCCACTTGCCAGTTTTCAAACGTCAAGCCAGCTGAGTTCCACTGAAATTGGATGTAATTCGGATTGGTTTTATCTTCTCCTTCTAGCCTCTCTAGTTCCTGAGTTGGGAGACCTATCACGGATGTGATTCCCAGATCGTCGTCAAGATCTAAGTATAGAAAGAAGTCACCATACTTGCACATAGTTCTACACCAAGAGAACATGTTGTGCTGTATATTAAGCACATTATAGAACAGTGACTCTAAAATTGCCTTGATTTCTGCATTATCACAATCAATGTTTAATATAGGGGTCAATGCTGAATGTGTTGTCATTTCATCTGCGTAAATATCGAGGGCTGAAGCTATCTCTGGAGTGTATTCCATTTGGTCAAAGTCTACATACCTTTCTGTTCTTTGCTGTACAGCCATATAGTTCGCATTCAGATTATCATATGGATTGTAAGCTGTCTTCTTAAAATCCTTACCTGATGCTGATGTAAATTTTCCTGCATATTTATCAAGATCTATTCTTCTCAGTCTGTGATTAGTTTGAGTTCTGTAGTTTACCAAGGGTCCCGACAATAATCTTGTCAGTCTTCGAAACAGTAGACTTTGTGGGTTTCTAGTATTTTTTTTGTTTTTGCTATTATCTGCCATGTTTTATCCTTTGAACAGCCACGGAAAGTCGGTTGCAACTTTGTGATGTTTATTCATTTCTTCGTTCATTTTCAATTTATTGGTACCAATCATTCCCTTTATCCTGGTGTCTAACTCATTCGTAGACCTGGTTATAGCTCCAATAAAAGCTTTGTTGTACTCCGCATCCCTCTGGTTCACAGATAAAGCAGTGTCCCTAACCCAGCATCCGACCGCACACGCCATTATGAGGTCGTCATTGTAGGATCTCATTGCTTCTGCTCGGCCATTATTCCAAACAAATGTCTTCATCTCGGACATAAGACGAGAAGAATATATTTTAATTAGATTGTTTCTAATGAATTCTTCCATCTTAGCGACGATTAGGGGTCGGGTTTTTGACGTTGTAGAGAAACCAGCGACAGCATTGGACATTTGGTCAGCCTGATACTCCTCCACAAATTCATGTGTTGATTTTATTGAATGGTATAGGTTTGGATATTGCATTTCTTTCAACTTATCCAGAACTGCAAACCCAACCGAGTTATTTTCAACCACGAGAAGGCCGTTTCCATACTCTTGTCCTACATCAAACAAAACTCTAGAGAAAATATCTGGTGTAACTTTTCCTTGATACTCGGCTACTATCTCCATTGTCTCAAGTTTGATTACATGACAGACTGAGTAATCCTTTCCGTCTCCCCTTGCTACGTCTGCAGTTATCAGGTAGGTGTTTTCTTGCTTTCTTTCTTCCCAAATCCACAAATTCCTATCAAAACCAGTCCTGTATTTTGGATCCTTGATCATATTATGATATATTTCCATGTCCTCTGCACCAAACACCGTTTCGCCCGACATATTGAAGTTACATTCAAGTTCCTGAGCTATCTCTCTTTTCGACATATTTCTAGTTTCTTTTTCAAACCATGACTTGTTCCTATCTGGATGGACATCCCATGGGAGTTTCGTTGGGAAAAAGTCATTTGCCTTATTTTCAGCCTCAGAATATATTTTATGGAACCAGTTCCCCACGCCATTGGGCGTGGAGAGAGCAATACATCGCCCACCAGTTGAAAGCGTCGGGTAAAGACCCATCCACAACTCATCTAGGCCCTCGACGTGCGCAGCTTCGTCTATAACCAACAATGATAAGGCTTCAGAACGACCTGCGTCGCCGGAAGTTGATGATGCTTTTATTTGAGAACCGTTGCATAAAACAAAAGATGTTCTGTTGTCTATATCAACTGTGGATATCCTTAGCCAGTCTGGTAAATTTTTTATAATTGCTTTCACTTTCTTAACTAAGTTCGCAGCTGTATTAAATTTTGTTGCTATTACTAGTACATTTTTCTCTCTATGAAACATCATCATCCATGCAACATACGCTGCTGTGATTGTAGAAATTCCTAATTGTCTGGCCTTTAATATTACATTAAACCTGTGGTCTTCAAAGTCTTCTAGCAATCTCTCCTGAAAAGGGTAAAGGTGAAAAGGTATCAAACCTTTCATTGGGTGTGTTATCTTCGCATATGTGTGAATAAAGTACTCAGGTTTTTTGCCGCAACGGACAATTTCCTTCATTATTTCCTGTTTAGTAAGCTTTATTGGCATGTGCCCTCTTACTTGAGGCCGCCAAGCTTGACCATCTTTTCAAAGGCAGGGTCAGTTGGTCTTTCGCTGGATTCTGGTTTGTTATTTTCTGATTGGGTTCCGCCGATAGCGTAACACTTGTGGACCTTAACGCTGCAACGAATGCGTGAAACGTACTCAACAAGAACATCAACCTCGCTTGGATCCGAAAGAGAAAGAGAAGACTTAGTCACCTTCTTGAATTCCTTCTGCAAGAAAGACTTCACCTTCTCCACCATTGAATCCATTTCTCCTTCGAAACCATTTGAGTGAACCTCTTTAAGTGGTATCTCTGCGTGATACTTTATGTGTAATCTATCTCCGTTAATGTGGGCACCAAAGCCATCAATAATACGATGATCTATTAATGGGTTCCCCTCCTCCCTTCGTAAACCAATCTTTACTGGTTCTCCGGACTCGTCGAGTGCACCGTCATATGAGTTAGCAAGTACCTGTGAGATACCGTTTATAATTTCTAAAGTTGTTGCCATTATTTTATAATCCTCTTGCAGTAAATAGTTTTGCTATTACTAAATAGTTAGTTATTTGGTCTCCAGCCCGATTTCCATCGTTCTTCTCTTCCCTCAATGTATTGAATGTAACAATCAAAGCAACAATCAAACTTTGTCATGTAAACATCATCGCGACTCTCGAAAGAATACTTCTTACAAACTGGACAGGTTCTCTGTGTTTTGTTACTAACCTTTCTTGTCTTGATCTTAAAGCCTTCTGCTTGTTCTGTTTTTTTATTCTTAGAATGCCTTTCGTGAAAAGCTTTGAGGTCTTCCAAGTATTTATTCTCTTTTTCCTTGTTCCAAGCGCGCTTAGGGTTCTGAATCGCCTCTTCTCCATATTTATCCTTTATTGCTTTTTCTATTTTTGCTATTTTGTTCAGATCTGTTTCTTTCACATTGTCACCAAAAACACAGTCAGGGCACCTATAATTATCCCAAACGACGCGGGGGCTATCCATCCAAAATCATTTTGATGTACAAGGGCTTGCTCTATCTTTAGATTCTCTTTCTTGAGAGCTTCTATTGTTGCTTCTCGTGTTTTAACCTCGTAATCCATCGACGCTGTTAGATGCCCTATCTGCAAATCAAATTTTGCTTTTTGACGATCTAATGCTTCTAACGTATAAAGTTCACATCTTTGTTCTGCCACTTCTTTTTCTGCAACTATTTCTGCCATTGCTGTTCCATCGAAACACCAGCCATTCCAAGGAATCTTAGCACCCTTTTCAAGCTGAACATACTTTCCAGGGGACGCAAGCGATGTTGTTGCTATACTAAGAACCAGAAGTAAAGCCAAAGAGATCTTCAATTTTCTTACTAATTTCATCTGGGTTGTCCTTTGCTTTTTGTACGATTTGTTTTACTTTCTTCTTTTCAACTCTAGTAAGGTCTTTTCTTTTCTTTTTGTATTTCTCTTCTATTTTAGCAAGTGTTTCCTCATATTTTAAGCGAAGTTCTTCCCTTTTTTGTATTTCAATATTATGCTGATCTTTTAGGGCTTTTATTTGCGCTTCATAAGATTCTTTATTTGCTTCCATTGCTTCAATTGCAGCATGTGAACTTCTCCTAGATATGAACCATACCACTATTGACCATACAGTCAATGCTGTTACTTTCCAATTATTCTTCAACCAAGTCCAAAATATTTTTATGTTTACTATCAATATTTTCCATGCTTCCATTGTACTGCTAGATCAACAAGTGCTTGAGACCCTATGTATGCTAACGTTACTGCAACCCAGTCACCACTTGTAACTGTACCATAGACACACAGTCCTGTAGCTGTTATCCAGGCAAGAAACTTACGAGATATAAATCTCTCTGTATACTTATCTGCGAATGCTTTTAGTCTTGTCACCATAAATCCTCCTATATATTTACATGTGCATAGCCGTTTCTTTTCTCGATATTGATTTGCATATCTACACAATCTTTGAGACTATCTAAATGTGAGATAAGCAAAACAGTTTTGAAGTATCCCTTTACCATATCCAAAATACGGACAAAGCCTTCCATGTTTTCCTCATCGAGAGCAGTTCCAGGCTCATCAAGTATAAATAGGTCGGACTTTGGTAAACTGGATACAGTTAAAAACGCTAGACGGATAGCCATGCTGGCTATTGTTTTCTCAGCGCCGGATCCCATTTCTAATGGTCGAGGATCATGACTTGGGTGTTTGATGAAGATATCTAGCTTGTCCTCGTTGTTAGAAATAAAGACCTCAAAGTCTACAATGTTTGTCAAAATTTTCGATATCTCTTGGTTTATAAAAGGCAATCTTTCTTTGATAATTTCATAAGAAACCCCATTGGGGTGGCAACAGACCATGAATAAATGGTAGGCAGCAAAATCTTGTTCTAGATCTTGAAACTCTTTATATTGCTGTTGCATGTATGTTAGTTTTTGTTCCGATGATCCATGCTTTTTATGTAGTTGCATAATCTTTTGATCGCATGCAGCCAGATCGCTTTCCTTACACTCCGCTTTGTGCACTAAGTCCTCTTTACTTGCCATAAGCTGCTTTAGGTTTTCGATAGCTTCCTTATTATCTTCGTATTCGGTAGCCTTGGTCTTGAGGTTGTCAAGCTCAATTTGCAGCTTGAATAGTAAACTATCAGCTCTCTCAATAACTAAATTACTGGTTGTTATTGAGTTTGCCAGGTTATCTCTTTTCTCAATCAGTGAGTTGTAATTACTAATATAGTTGTCTACCTTTACCTGCTCATCATGAGAGTGGGCAACACCAATTGAGTTAATCTTTTTAGAAACTAGCGACATTTTTATTGACTTTTCTTCAACTGTCTCGCCAACTAGTGGATGACAAATGCTACATAATTTACCTTGCTCTAATACCAGTAAAGACTTTTGTTCAGATAATGTCTGTAGTTGTAGTATCAGATTATCTAATTCCTCTTTTACTTTTGTAAATGATTGTTTCTTTTTCTTGTACTTCTCGATTTCAAAACTGCTCAAAAAATCTTCAATCTTTTGATACTTGTTTTTATTTTCTTCAAGATTTCTCTGAGCTTCTATTTTCTTTGCGTTTATTTCTAGGATACTATTTTCTTTTTCAGATATCTTTTTAGCTGTAATAACAGGGTCAATAATTTCAGCTGGTACTGAGTCTATCTTATCTTGCAGTTCTTTCGTTTCCTGTATTAGTTGAACCAGTTCACACTTTAAAGTTTCACAAATTGCTTTGTTTTTCTCAATAGCTAATTCACCCTTGGCAATCTCAGATTTTATAATCTTGATATCAGTCTCAAAATCAATACCTTCAAGTCTTTTTAGCGATGCCTTGATGTCTGCGGATGCTTCTTTGGCCATCTTAAATTTCTTATCAAATATTTCTAAATCCAAAAATTTTGCCAGAAACTCTTTTCGTTTTGTTGAGCCCTCATTGATAAAAGATAAAGAATCTAATTGAGAGGCCATAGAAGTTGCAAGGAAGTCTTGAAGAGTTCCGAAGTACCTTCTCACATTTTTATCAGTATCTTGTCTCGAAGTTCCGTTTAGTCCTGTGTGATTACCTACAGCATCTTGTGAATAAAACTCCAAGTCTGTTGTTGCCTCCTGAGTTTCTACTCCCTTTAGACGCTTTGTGTATTTGTTTGATTTTCGCTGAATAATATAATCTGTCCCATCAACCTTGATTGTTGCGGTTGCAATACATTCGTCTTTATTTTGATTTATAATATTAAGGTTTTTACGAATAGATTTAGAGGTGGAGTTATACATGGAGTAAAGCAATGTATCAACAATGGAAGACTTGCCTGAATAATTTTTACCAAATATACCAACGATGCCTTCTAGTTTCGTAAAGTCAATAGTGTTTCCCTCTCCATAGTTGAATAAGTTATTCCATTCCAAATTTTGAAGTGACCAATTAACATTTCGCATAACGTCTTCGTTCTCTTCTATTTGTTTGTTGAACTGTTTGTTCAGTTCATACACTTTTTCAAGAACTTCTTCTGTTGCTTCGTACTCTTTTAGATACTCGGACATCAGAGACTCTTGGGTTTTAAGATCTCGCAGGTCTTGTTTTTCTAAACCTTCAGGTGCGGCAACTTTAATTTGCTTACCGGCTGCTCTATTGAGATAGGTTACTGATTCGGGTTTGTACTTGAATTTTGCAATATCGACTGCCTTGCGGACTTTATCTAACGATACATTGCTTTCAGACACAATTCGAAGGCGAGCACCTTCTGGAGGTTTGGTCCTTGGTAGGTTGCCTTTTTCGCTAAGAGTGAGAGTAACGAAAGGTTTTGGGTTATCAAAAGTAATCAACCTAGTAGTAAACTCTTCTTTACTTTTAATATCCCAGAGTAAGTAACCTTTATCTAGAGTCTCCCCGAAGTTTTGTTGGACTGTTGACCCTGCATACCAGATGCGCCCTTCTTTATCTAACTGTTGAGTTTTGTGAATATCTCCGAGGAAGCCGAAGTCAAACTCTTCAAAGATTTCGATACTGTGGTCTCCGCCCAGTGTCCAGTTGCTATCTGTCTTTGACTTGTCAATTGCACCATGGTATAAAGCAATATTGATTGCGTCATAATCAGACGGCTCTACCCAATTTTCTTCATCGAATACAGACAAAACATTCAAACAAAACTTGTCATTGATTTTTACTTCTCCGGCATTCTTCAGCAAAATAAGATTAGGGTCATTGATAGCTTTTGCAATAGGAGATAGAGCATCCTGTCTTGATCCGTTGCGGAGGTTGCCGTCGTGATTACCTAAGATGACATAGGTTGGTGCGATGGCCGCAAGGTTCTGAAAGAAGTCTCTGCACATGTCGACAAACTCTGGTGAGATCTGTGTCTTGGTATGTGCAATGTCTCCGCAGTGGATAATATAATCTACTTTTTCTTCTTTTAGTGATTTGTATAATTGTTTGAACACTTCTTTGTATTCGAAGTGATATTTTAGATTTCGGATGTGGGTATCCGCAATATGAGCAAATCTCATTTATTCTCCGTAAATGGTTATAGTATCTT